CTGATAAAAGAATTGAGAAACTATAAATGGAAGCAGGATAAGGACGGTAAGACCTTAAACGAGCCTATTGATTACTATAACCACTTAATAGATCCGCTTCGTTATGTAGCTTTAAACAAACTCCAACTTGTTAAAAGGGGAGTGTATGGAATAACATAATCGGTTTTTTTACTCTTATAGGTATGCAGATAAGCCTACCTTCCAAATGGAGCGATATTAAAATAATCGACTTCATTAAAATTCAGCAGATAATTAAAGACAAATCCTTTGAAGAGGAGTATGATGATCCTGCATTGTGCGACTTTGAAAGAATGCTGCATTTGATTGCGGCAGTATCTGATAAAGATGTAAGTGAGATTAAGACTTTAGACATTAAGAGTATCAGCGCAATAACGAAGGCTATTGACTTCATATTTCATCCTGAGTTGATAGAAAAGAGAATCCCTCAATACTTCATACATCATAAGAAATATTATAAAGTTATTACTGATGTACGCAAATTATCAGCAGGGGAGTACATCGACCTTTCAACATACACAAAGGATGGAAGCGATGTTAATCTTCATAAAGTTATGGCTTTATTCTGTTATCCATGCGACTGGTTAGGAAGGAGAAAAAAGAAGCCTGAGAACTTTGATGAACAGCTTTTAGACTTACCAATTACTATCTGTTATCCGGTGGCTGTTTTTTTTTATCACAGCTTCAACAACTCATTAGAAGCTATACAGGATTATTTAATGAATCAGATGGAGAAACAGATAACGGAACTGACGGAGGAAGTTACTCAGAACATTGGGGATGGTTCATAGTTTTAGACAGGATGAGCAACGGAATGCGTAAAGATTGGGACTGGTTTACAGATATGAACATAGTACAATTTCTTACATACATGAGTTTCTTAAAAGACAAGAATGAATTTGAAAACGAACAGATAAAAAAGAATGGTTGAAGTTGATTTTGTTTCAGGTAGTGTAAAGAAGTCGGATGTTGAAATAGTCAACCCTGATGAGACTTTACATTTTCCTACTGTTCGGGGGGTTTTAGAAAAGTGGGGTGCTAAGTTGGTTAAGGACTTAGCAGTTTCAGCAAGGCAACACAAAGCAAGTGGCGCACTTGAAAGTTCTATTGGATTCACGATTGAATATGACGGGCAGTTTTTAGTGTTTGAACTAAAACTAAACGACTACTATAAATATTTAGATCAAGGGGTTAAGGGTGCTAAGTTCACTCATGCAAGTTCAGCTAATTCACCTTTTAAATACACAACCAAATATCCGCCACTATCTGAAATAGGTAAATGGGTAGGAAATAAAGGAATAGGATTCTTTCAGACTAAAACGACTAAGGCGAATAAGACTTACAAGAAAAGAATAACTCCAGGCAAGGATTCAATTTTAGGAACTATCAAAACATTACAGCATATAATATTCACACGAGGTATTAAAGCAACAGGATTCTATACAAGTGTTGTGACAGGAAGAGAGGAAGATTTAAGAAAACAACTGATTGACGGATTCGGAACTGACTTAATAAATAATATATGACAACCTTAAAAATAGTTATTTCAGTAAATACAATTTTAGTAATCACTCCCGAAGCGGAGATAATGTACCCTTATGGCAGATAAAACAGTAAGTCTTGAAATTAAAATTGATGCCACAGGAGCCGGCCAGAGTGTTTCTGATTTAAAGAAGTCGATAGTTGACTTAAAGAATCAGGCGTTAAAGGTTGGTGAAGATACACCACTTGGCAGGCAGTTTATAGCTGATGCAGGTAAGGCAAAGGATAGATTAGGCGACCTGAATAAACAGGTAGATAGTTTTCAAGATGCCGGTTCAAAGTTCGGTGCTGTTACAAAATTAGTCGGCAGTTTAGCCGGTGGATTTCAGGCGGCGCAGGGTGCTGCGGCTTTGTTTGGTGCAGCAGGCGAAGATGTGCAACAGGTTTTAGTTAAAGTACAGGCAGCAACAGCGGCTGCGCAGGGTATTCAGGCGCTCGCAGGTATAACGGATGAGATAGGGGCGGTTAAAAAAATAGCACTTGCAACAGCAAGCGGAGTAGCAGGGGCGGCGGCAAAGTTGTTCGGAATATCAACAGCGGAGGCGATGGCAGTAGCAAGTGCTGGGCTTACAGTTGTAATAGGTGCAGTCGTTGCGTTGATTGCATATTTCGCATCAGCAAGTGCGGGGAGTGAAGAATTGGCGCAAGCCGAATTAGCGCGTAAAGAAAAAGCACTACGCACGGCAGATAATTTAAGTACACAGGATAAAAAAGATTTAGAGTATGCACAGTTTAAAATTGAGTTATTAAAAAAGCAAGGTGCATCAGTTGCAGATATTTTAAAAGCAGAAAATGATTTGCTTGATTTAAAATTAAAGCAGAATCAGGCGGCGATGGATGCCACAGATTTAAGCGCGGAAGGCGACAAGAAATTTAATGAATTACAAGTTGAAAGAACTAAATTACAGAATCAAAAGATATTACTTAATACAAAAGAACATGAATCAGTAGTTGCATTAACTGAGAATGGCGCTGTTGGTTCCATAGCATATTACAATGATTTACTCAGCCAATCAAATGATAGATTAAATAAATTAGTTCCTGGAAGCGCAGCTTATAATGCGGAACTTGAAAAAAATATTAAGTTAGTAAATGATTTAGCAGCAGCACAAAAACTCGCAGACGATTTAACAAAAAAACCTGAAGAATTAAAAGGAAAAGAATTACAAAATCAACAAGCGATTGCACCTGTTGAGCCGCCTGTTGACCCACGATTAAAAGCAAGAACCGATTTAGCAAATGGAATCAACGAAGTAGAAAAAAAAGAAACTGCCGAAACCGATGAACAGGTAGCTAAAAGAAAAGCGATAAGACAAAAGGAATTAGATGATGCAAAACAAAAACGAGATGCTTACATTCAGTTATCAGGCAGTATAGTTTCAGGGCTTGCATCACTTGGCAATCTTGCAATTAAGAACGCTGATAAACAAGCTAAGTTTCAAAAGAAAGTAGCAGTTGCTCAATTGCTTGTTGATACTGCGACAGGTATTTCAAATATGATAGCAGCAGGAACTAAAGTAGGGGTAACACCAATTGAAAAGGCGGTAGCAATAGCAGGGGGAATAGCTTTAGTATTAGGCAACATGGCAAAAGCAAAATCAATTTTAAGTAAGGCAGGTGATGTTTCAGTTCCTTCTTTAGATAGTGGAGCGGTAGCCGCAGGAGGCGGAGCAGTAGGAGGCGCACCCGAATTAAGCCAACCTACTACTAACATCCCACAAGGACAAGGCACTACGATTCCTGAAACTAAAGTCTATGTAACGGAAACAGATATTAAGAGAGTAGGCAATCGTGTGAATGTAATAGAATCAAGGGCAACATTCAGGTAAAGTAAACACTTCCTTATTTATTACTCTTTATGTTATGGAAGTTCCTGTTTACAAACTTACTATTAACGAAGATGATATTAATTCAGGTGTTGATTTTGTCGCACTTGTAGATTCTCCTGCTATCCTTAGAAACTTTTTAGCGTTCTCAAAACATGAGAAGTTCGTAGCTAATAATGAGAAACGAGAAGTAACAGGACCTATTATGATTCCTGATATTCCTATTTATCGTAGAGATGAAGGAGGGGAGTTCTATGTGGTATTTGACAGGAAAACAATTTATCAGATTTGGGATAAGTTCATGCTCAATCAGAATGGTAAGAATGTAAATATTATGCACCAACCCGACCAAAGAGTAGAAGGGGTGCATTTACTTGAATCTTATTTTATCAATTCTGAAAGAGGTATTAACACTCCGAAAGGATTTGAACACCTACCTGATGGTACTATTATGGGTACTTACAGAATTAAGAATGATAATGTTTGGGAGCAAGTAAAGAGCGGAACTTTCAACGGATTCTCAGTTGAGGGATTCTTTGATATGAATATGGAACGAGTAACTGATGATGCTTTATTGACTAAGGTTATCGAAATAATCAAGGAGGGCAAAGTAAACAAACCAAATCAGGTTACTCTTAATAGTATGACAAAAGAAAATGCTTTCAAATTATTAACCGAAGCCAAAAAAATACTCTTTGGTGAAAAAGATAAATTCATGGATGCAGTTTTAAAAGGTGCTGATGGTAACGAAATCAACGCTGTTATTGATGGTGAATTAGTACCAGGTGTTGCGGTTAATGTTGACGGCAAACCAGTTCTTGATGGTGACTATGAAATAAGCGGAACGATGATAACCACTCAAGGCGGTTTGATTGTTACAGTAACACCAATTGCAGTTGAAGAAGCTGCAGTAGCACCAAACGAAGTTGAGGCGCAAATAGCTAACTTGAAAGAACAGTTGTCTGAACTTAAATTAGCTTCACTTGCTATCACTCCTTTTGATGCAACAGAATTAACGGCAACATTCACTACTCAAGTAAATGAGTTGAAAGCTGATAATGCAAAGTTGGTTGATTCAATTTCAAAACTGTTTGCAGTTGTTGAAAGCCTAACAAAAGAACCGGCAGCAAAGCCTACCGAAGAAAAGAAAAACGCCTTCAAACTTCAGGAAGAAAAGAAGTATGAGGACATGAAAATATTAGCCAATACACTTAAAAATTTAACTCCTAAAAAATCATAACATGAGTTTTGTAGTATCAAGTCTTACAGCCTATGTGAACGAGCAGAATACCACGCTCCAATCATTAATGCAATTCAAAGGTGAAACAGCAGGATTTGCTGAGTTGCACCCTAATATTAAATCGGCAGAGGCTTTACAGCTTTTGACTGTTGCACCTGTTCGCCAAAGTGGTGGAACTTGCGCTTATAACGCAAGTGGTACAACTACCTTCACTCAAAGAATCCTTACAACAGGAGCCTTGAAGTATGAAGAAGATTTGTGTTTAGCTACTTTACAAAGCAAGTGGACACAATTACTTTTAAAAGCCGGTCAGGATTACACCGAAGAAGCGATACCTGAAATAATCATTATGGAAATAATGAACAAGATTCAGGCAGACCTTGAATCAACTGACTGGACAGGAACAGTAGGTTCAAACTACTATGATGGTTTGGCTACATTGGTAGCAGCAGCTTCAGGAGTTGTTACTTCATCAGTTGAAGGAACTCTTGCTGTATCAGAAACCAACATCCGCACAATTGTTCGTGCAATGGCTAAAGCAGTGCCGGCAGCATTGAAAGGAAACCCTGAAATGAGATTGTTTATGGGTTACGATGCTTTCGATATGTACATGAATAAAATCTCTACTGACAACCTTTACAATATGTTCGATTTAGGAACTTATGGAGAGTGTCGTTTGGAGAACACCCCTTACAAAATTAAGGCGGTTCATGGTTTGGATGGATTGACTGATGCTTCTGAATTATCAATGATAATGATGATGCCTTCTCGTAATATGCACTTAGGATTCGATTCAGTAAGCGATGAAAACAACGCTCAATTGTGGTACTCAAAAGATGCCCGAGTGAATCGTTACTCTTTCAATATGCGCAGAGGATGGCAGATTGCTTTCCCTTCAGAAATCGTGAAATACACTAACTTATCTTAAATCATCGGGGGGTGTAAAAACCCCCTTTAAATTTTAAATATGGCTTGCGCACTAACTCAAGGACTTTCAGGAATAACTTGCCGCGATAATACCGGTGGAATAGCCACAGTTTATTTAACTGAGTTGGCTAATATCGACACCATTACTTACGACACAGATGGTTCAATACTTACTCTTTCAATGGATGTTGGTACTCAATTTTGGGAGTACGCACAATTGAAACAAACAAGTGAATGGGAAGAAAACTTTAAAACAGTAGCTGAGAATGGAACTTTCGGATGGGATCAGACTTTGAAGATTCGTTTGTTTAAAAGAGATTCTAATAAGCGTTCAGAGATTCAGTTACTTGCTCAAAACACTTTAGTAGCTATTGTAAAAGATATGAACACAGATGCTTCTTCTAATCCTTACTACTGGTTACTTGGTGAGGTTCGTGGACTTGATTTAGCTGATGGTTCAAAATACACTTCTGGAAAAAATGTAAGTGATTTAAACGGATGGGATTTAAGTTTCACTGGAGCTGAAGCGCAGAAAGCGCGGCAGGTACTTTACTCACTCATTCCGATTCTGATTCAACCGGCTACATAATTTTTGTTTGCCAAAACAAATTGTAGAAAACCCTTGTATAGAAATATGCAGGGGTTTTTTATTTTTACATTATGAAGATTTGTATTTTAACCTGCATGAATAAGCGGCACTCAATAAGTGAGATGTATGCAAAAGCAATAACTAAATTCTGTTCAAATGAAATCAACGAATATTTATTAGTCGCTTGTATTTCAGAACCCGAAAGCGAAAAGATATGTATTGAAAATGGAATTGAGTTTGTGTATGCAGAAAATAAAACACCTGGATATAAATGGAACAGGGGTTTAGAGTTCGCTTTAAAATTTGATTGGGATTACTTAATGATAATGGGTGATGATGATGTGATTGATATTGATGCTTGGAATATTATACAGCCAATGATTGATGATAAGGTTTTATATTTTGGATTTGATAGAATATACTTTCATTACTTAGCAACAGGCGACACGATGAAATACATAATTGAAGAACCACATGGAGGAATTATCGGGTGTGGCAGGTTCGTACATCGTGAGGTAATTAATAAGACCGGATTACTTTGGTGGGATGAACAGCAGACAGGTTGTGATAAAATAAGCGGCGACAAAATAAAGAAGTTCACACATCCAGTTATTATTCGAGAATGTTGTATGGTGGATATTAAAACCGATTTGAATATTTGGAAATTCAGCCAATACAAAAAAAAGAGAATAGAAATATTACCTGAAGAAAAAGAATATGTGAGGCAACTAATAACATTCTAAGTTTTCTTACTCTTATTAGTATGCTTTGGTTTCAATCAGGGATTAACACTTTAGTAGTTACTGTTTCTGAAAAGGTTACAATCAGTAATCCTTACTACCTTTTAAGAATTGTTCACGACCAAACGAATAACGAGTTCGCTTGTTTAGTTAGTGACAGTTCAACAGAAACCGAAAGGTATAATCGCTTTCAGGTTTTGCAAGGTGCTTCACCTGATCCATTGGATGGTGAAATTAATATAACCGAATCAGGACTATTTCACTACTATATATACGAGCAAACAAGTTCAACAAATTTAGATTATACAGCTACTCAAGGACTTTTAGAGGTGGGTAAATTAACCTTTCCTCTTACGGTTACGGCTGATACCGATTACACCGGCTACCCAACTACTTCAACAGTTTATCAAGGATGAGAAACAAAAAACCATTTACCGAAAGGAATATAATGAACATTCAATTGGATGTTTACAAAGTTCCTATTTTTAAAGAGATAAAAGGTAGGGAGTGGGTAATTTATGGTGACGATGAAAACTTAGAATTTAATAATCGTTATGGAGACTTCTTAATTCAATGCTTTGACAGGTCCGCAAAGAACAACGCAATCATAACAGGCAAAGCGAATTATATTTTCGGGAAGGGTTGGACTACTGATAAGTTAGAAGATGCGAATATTTCAGCAAAGATAGAAGGATGGTTAGAGAATATCAACTCTTATGAAACAGCAAACGATGTATTAAGACAAGTAGCTTTAGATTATACTATTTCGGGAGGTTTCTTTCTTGAAATCATTTGGGAGAAGGGAGGCAAAAAGATAGCTTCAGTGAATCATGTGCCGTTTAACTACCTGCGCTCGAATAAAGACAACACTAAATTTTTCTATACTAAGGAATGGTATAAGAGTAACCCTAAAATGAATGAAGATTGGGCTGAGTTTGACGCTTTTGATGTAAACAAGCCAAAGGGAAAACAGATTTTATATGTAAAAGAGTACCGGCCTGGAGTTCAGACTTACACTTTACCTGATTACATCGGTGCTATTCCTTACATCGTTTGCGATTATTCGATTGCTAACTTCCATAGAAACAACATCGAAAATAATTTTTGGGGCGGTTATCTTCTTAACTTCCCTATGACAGTACCTGATCAGGATATTCAAGATTCAATTACAGCACGATTCAAACAGAAACACACAGGAACCGATAACGCAGGGCGTGTAGTGGTTACTTTCAGCGATGGAGTAGAATCAGCACCATCATTATTAAATCTTCAACCCTCTGACCTTGATAAGCAATTTGATATTTTAAACAAAACAGTTCAACAAGAAATATTTACAGGTCATAAGATAACAAGCGGAATGTTATTCGGAATTAAAACCGAAGGGCAGTTAGGAGGGCGGACTGAGTTACTTGAAGCATGGGAACATTTCTATAAAACTTATATTGTTTACAAGCAAGATATAATAACGAGAGTTTTTAATAATCTATTACAGGTTAATGGCTTACCTCCTGTTCTTAAAATAAAACCGATTGAACCAATTGGAGTTACATGGAGCGAGCAGACTTATGTAAGTGTAATGACTAAAGATGAACTGAGAGATAAGTTAGGATTGCCTAAATTGGATGTTGCTACGGTAGTTACTCCGGTAGTAGCTGCGCAAATGAGTAAACAATTAACCGAAAAAGAAGTTTCTGAATTGTTTATTTCTGAATGTGCGATTGAAAAGAAAGGTGAGGTTATCCATCGTCAAACTTTCACTGGTAAGAATTTTGAAGATGCTAAACGGCAATATGAAAACTGTTTATGTATGAAGTTCAACACTACTACTATTGAACAGAATATTGTAAATATTTTAGTTAAGAATCCAAACATAAGCGAAGCTGATATAGCTAAAGCACTTACGATAAAAGAAGCTGATGTAAAAGAAATTATTAAAAGACTTAAAGAAGATGGTAGCTTAAAAAGTCAGAACGGAGAATGGAAGGTTGATAAAAAGATAGTTGACAAAACAAATCCCTTTAACGAAAAACTATCAGTCGTTTACGATTATGTGAAAAGAAGTGTAGCTGAAGGTGCTGATATTATAGATACA